CTTTTACCCATTGGGAAGACGACTCTAATAGTTTTTCTTGATTGTTATAGACCATGCCCATCTGGGCCATGTATTGCTGATGGTCTTGTGCGTCGTTCTCGCGGACATCTTCGGTCTTGTCTGACGGAGAATAGCCACGCTCTGATAACGATAACTGCTGACGCATCTGCATGTGCAGGATGTCTAGTTCGTGCTTCTTGTCCGCACGGTCTTGCAGTAGGTCAAACAGTCTTGGAAAGAGAGCGACTAGGTAGCCGCCAAGTGTAGAGATAAGCGTTAACATAGTTGCTCCTTATTTGTCGTACATCCGTTCAATCTGAATCTCACGTCGCAGTTCCTGCATCTTCCTAACTTCATGCACTGCTGCTTGTGTGGCGTAATACATGTCGTAGTACATAAACGCTAGAATCGGCATCACAATAAAGAACGTCAACAGCACTGCCAGCACTACGACGATCAGTGACCAAGGGACATCTTCATCATCGCGCTTCTTGTCGTCAGCCACATTAGACCCACTGCCCATATAACTACGAACACTACTGCCGAAACCCATGCCGCTTTTGCCTTGATTTCCGCTATCCTTTTTCTTCGTCGCCATCTTGCCATCTGTATCAGTCTAAGTTCCTCAGCGTGGGCTGCTTCCTGCTCTTTGACAATGGTCTGCCACATCTCTTCAAACTTGCTCCACAGCGACCCCAACTCCGGCGGCGCTCGGTACACCATCGTCTCGCGTATCTCAGCCAGCATTGCGTCTAACCTAGTCGTTATGATGATGCGTCGTAAAGCCCGTCTACCAATACTCTCGTCGCCTTTGTAGACTTTACTGCCTGCTACTTGCTCTGCCAGCAACGCCTTACTCAAAGCGTCATAGCTGTCCATCAGCACGCCCAACTGGTCACCAATATTGGTGTAAACATCATTCGGGTCGGCCTTGGCTATCTCCTGCACACGCTGGACTTCTGCGTGGTATTGCTGCTTCTGCACCGGTGTTGGGTCAACAATCTTGTGGTATTGCTCCTTTAGATCGTCTAATACTTCCTTAACATCCCCCGCTGCGCCTTTAATCTCTTTGTAAAGCTCACACCCCTTCTTAACCGCCGCGACCGCAGCATTTGCAGCAGCAAGAAGGGTTATCGGGTCAATCTTTTACTCCTACTTAGTAATACTGCGTCGTATCAATAACAGTCCACCTAACAGGATGCGTTACGTTCCCGGAGCCGCTTGTCAAAGAAGCCGTAGCCTGTACCCCGGTTATTGTCGCGGTTGTAATTGGTGTAGCGATTACTGAATTAAGTAACGCATTAGCCTGCAACCCCGATACCGTAGAGGTAGTCGAAAATAGCAAAAGCCCCGAAAAGGGCGCACCAGAAAATGGGGCTAATCCAAACATGGCTATCCTTACAATAAGGGGTAGGTTTCCCTACCCCCCGCCAGATTAGTAGGCGATTGCGTTACCAGTAGTTGCTGCGAGTTCCATCCACTCGACGTTAACGGTCAAGTTGATTACACCGGTTGCACCCATCAGTACGACGTTGTTAATGATGAAGCCTTCGTTGTTAGCGAGGATCAGCGGATAGTCGCCCGGCTGATGTTGGAATAGTGGAACTGTGGTAAGCGTAGTAGCGATAGCGGTAGACGAGCCTTGCGTAAACATCATAGCCTGTGTATCAAGCGTACGAGTACCCGCAGAGTTTGCGCCCGTGGTAGCAATCATAATCTGGCCACCACCAGCAAATGCCGAGGTTGGCATTGTAGTACGCATCTTGCCGGTGTTAGTTTGCGTAAACAGCGCCGTAGTACCGCCGGTATCGTTAGTGTTCCAAGCACGAGCTACTTGCATGGAGTATTGCAAAGCTTGTGCGGTACCAAATGCGGTAGTTGTTGAGAAACCAATTTCAACACGACGAACCATGCAAAGCTGGGTCGTAGTCGCTGGTGCCCAACGGAACGAATACACCGTAGCACCGGCTGCAACACCAGTCAGCGCACCAGAAGTTAAACCAATGCTGTACGCACCAAGAATTTCAGGGGGGCGCTCAGAAACACGCGCTGCCAGCATGGTCGGATCGACAGTTTGAAGAACGGTGCTGTTTGCACCAGATTGAATAATAGCCATGTTAAAAGCTCCTTAAATTAGCCGAGAGTGTATGTAAAAGCACGGCCCCCAGCTATATAACCGGGGCTTGCATCAATATAAACAGTAATAGTGCCGTTGGTCAAACACGCCGCAGACACTTTGATACCGTCCATTTCCAGTTCATCGCCACCTGCGGATAGAAGACCAACGGGTATTGAGAAGCCAGAACCAGAACCGCCTAGGTTAGCCGTTGAGGCAGAAAGCGTGTCACCATAGGCGTAATTTATACCTGTACCGGCAGTGGCAATAGTCACAGAAGTAACAGCGCTACCTGAAACCACTATGGAAGTAGCAACTGCACCTGTACCAGAACCACCGGTTAGTGGTACGTTTGTGTATGTACCGGCATTTGTATAGCCAGTACCACCAGTCAATGGCCCCAACCCAACAATAGTGTTAGTCGTTCTTGCAATAGGGACCATTGCTACGGTATTAGAAGTAGTAGTGCCCACCGCTGCAAAGCTGGTAGTGATTGACTGTATCGGGGTGGTACCAAAACCAAGCGTTACGCTTGTAGACCCAGTGGCTGCTGTAGTCTGCACCGTGTTATCAGGAAATCTAAACCCCCCGGTGGATGATTCAACTATACCCGCAACACGAACTTTTGCTGTACCCGCGCCATCTGAGGTTGTACCTACAAGCAGGTTGTTTGTAGTCGGAGCAAAACGAGCCACTTCATTGGCAGCAAGAGTGCCACCTTGGAAGAACTTAATTGACCTTGCGGCGGCGGCTACACCAATCGCTAAGTTTGAACTCTGTGAATACAAATAGCCATCATTAGCGCCAGTAATTGTAAACGCTGGGTCAGAATAAGTTGAACTATTGATACCAAAGTCAACGAAGTTTGTCGTATCAGTGCCGTTATCAGCGGTTGCAATAAAGTCGGTAGACGCGCTAGTTCCAGAGTTTATATTCTCGTGGTTAACCTGCGAAAAACCGTCTACATTTCCAAAGAACGACGCAACAGAGTTGGATAGCAGGGTAGCCGTACCCCCATTATTAACTGTAAGCGGGCTATTTGAAGCGTTTGTAACAGAAGTTAGAACGGTGAGATCAAGAGTCCCGCCCGAGGACAAATTAACCGACCGCGTCGATGGATAAGTAACAAATACAGTCTTGGTTCCCGCAGTAAAATTAACCGCGTTATTTGAGTTTGACGAACGATAGACAGTCGTGCGGGTGAGAACAGTCCCACCAGCATCTAGCGTACCAAAACCTATTTCAAATTCCGCAGCTACGTTTGGGTTGACGATACAGTAATAAGTTGTGTTACTACCACCGATGCCCGCCGCAAAACTCTGGAAGCCTGTGGAAGCTCCTAATAGCGTAGCCGGTCCTGTCCCCGTAACCGTCGAGGTTTCAAGTACACGATCATTAAGTACAAAAGCCATAGTACCCCCGTTACGCGATACGGATCACGGCGTTAGTCGCGTCCGCAGTTGGGAATTGGATCGTAAATGTACCGGCAACGACCGTCTTATCAGACCCAAAATCAAAGACAGCGACTGAAGCGTTCGCGTTGCTAGAGTTATAAATTAGAGCGCCTCGGCAGGTAAATGAAGCTCCAGTCCAAGACGTGTTGGCAAACGAAATATACGCAGTGGTACCCCCTGAAGTTGGGGACTGAGAAATACTAAGTGTATTGCCCCCTGCCGTATACCCAGTGCCCACAACCTCGTTAGATGCCGTGTAAGTAGCGGTCGTAGCATCTAGCGTGGCTGCTGAGGTATAAAGCGCCATCTTGTAAGTGTTCCCAGTACCAGAAGTGAAGTTTTGCCCTGCACCGAGCAATTGCACTTTAAAACTAGTAGTAAGCGTTTGAGTAATAGGCATTGTCAAAACTCCTAATTAAATTACATTACCGGGATTCTTGGCATCCCTGAACGATACGCATCCCGACGTTCTTTGCCATCAACAAGTTGTTTATACAGGTCCATAGCTTCCGTATAACGCTTGTCATACAGCGCAATTAGATCGGTTTCACCTTTCATAAAGGTGATTGCTTCAAGCAAAGCGCCATACAACAACACAGAATCAAAGTTATCACCTAACCACGAACTGCCTGCATCTACAATAGAATCGGGGTACCGCATGTAATGTAGTTCAACGGTATACGCTTGATCAGGCGTTGGGGCGACCATCAAAGATAACTGCTTGTTAGGCGGTAGTTCATTGGAACCAGAAACGGTACCAAAAATAGCGTAGTACTGAGGTAGCCCAGTTTCCGTGGGATCAGGGTAAGCCTGCCTAAGAAAACTTACATCTTTGTTCAATAAAAATTCTTGTGGGCTATCTAAACCTGAACCAACATCCGTAAGCACCGCTAACGAATACACATAAAGAAAATCAAACGGCAGGTTTAGGTATTTGTTGTCAACAGAAAACTGCCCGTATTCATTAGCGCGTATAACCGGCGCGTTGCCAGCGTTATAGATACGCTGTTCAGCTTGCTTAATAAACGTGTTTATCTGTTCATTGCTTGGAACAACTACTGGTGTAGTGTTGTTAGAAGCGGTATAAGCAGACGCTGCGAAATCGTTTTCGCAGTACGACTTAATAGTATTGAACAGAGTGGTGTAGTTCATGATTAGCCCATCGGCCCACGAGACATCACGCCTTTAGTAGCCGCACCCGTACCACGCATCTTGATGCCGGTAGTTTTGGTTTCTTTGTAGTTGCCCTTGTTGACCACGCCACCAGCAATAGTCATCTCATTAATGTAGTTAGCGCCCTCGTTGCGGCTCGCATATGAGGTCACGTTGGTATCTTTACCCTCCATCGTGTGCGGTGGGGCATATACCTCTGCCGGGCCAACTTCTTTACCCTGCTTCTTCATAGAATATTTAGCCATTATTTGCCCCTTGAGTTGCCACGCTGGTTCATAGCACGAGCCATATTGCGCCCATATTTTTTCATGGCTTCGCCTGTAACGCCACCCTTAGCCATGCCTTTGTGCATACGCTTCTCGTGGGCTTTGACTTCTGCTTTAGCTACTTTCTTCATGCTGTCCATTTTCTACTCCTACGAAATTACTACGGTCAAACTACCCACCTGCCCAACGCCGATAAGGTCATTTGGAGTTAGCCCAGTATCACTAGCCCTTGACCCACCTATGGGGTTCCACCCCCACTGAAACACTCGACTACCCCCTGCCGGGAACCCATCTGCATCCAAGGCGGTTCCGGGTGTTTCTGTTATCTGTAAGCCCGTAAGGCCCGACTGCTTATAACTCACATCTGGTCTTGGCTCCCGTACAGCTTGTGGGTCATTGACCGGGTACAGACCTAAACTTAACTGCGGCTGGTCTGGCTCCCAACAATTCTTGCAAACTTTGATCGACACCTGCTTGGTCTTGATCGTCAGCTTGCGCAGCTCTTTCAGCTTGTACCGAAACCCACAACGGTCACACTCCGAAATGCTGTGTTTACCACTTGCGTACTTACTCGGCATACATCACCTATAGAACAGTGTACGCGGCACAAACCGATCCGGCGCTTTTTCTCTGTCCTCCGCAGATGCAAAATCCCAAGCCTCATCGTACATAGCCTTCAGCGCGGCGACTCTTGTCGGGTCAACTTCCGGCTTCTTAACCGCCAACATGTACGCCAACCCTGCCACCAAGCAATTTTGGAAGCGAAACGGGATGTCAATTACGTTTGTGCCCGTGCCCGCGTCGTAAATACGCTTCAACCGCCAGTAATAGAATATGTAGTACGGATTGCCTACCGAACCCTGATCCGGCGAAGGCCACACATTAATCTGCGGATACTTCGGTGTAGCCCCCAGTAGGTCCGTGGTTTGCCCGGACTGCCGGTTAACCCATACTTGAATCGGCCTGCCCTGCGTCAACTTGTTCGGAATCGTCGAATAGGTCGAGACACTTATGCGGTTAATGTTGATGTCGGTCTGGTTAGAAATCTGTCCGGGATTAGTGCGAATAACATGTTCAAGAAGATCAACGGTATCAATAGGTAGATCATAGGTCACCTGTCCTTGCACTAATGGAATCTGCCCCTGCTCAATCGTCCACAGGTTAATGCCTCGGTTAGCCCACTCCGTCAGCAAAAAATTTAAGCTGCGCCGTACTGTACGGAAGTCATAACCCGTACGTAACTCCAACCCACAACGCTCAAACGCCTCCTCGAATATCTCGTTGAGGTCAGGGTTAAACGTCGATACTGAGGTTGTAACCGCCATTATCTCATCCCACCGAAGCCACCAAACATCCCCATTAGTCCTGCTAATCCTGTCGGCATTCCACCTCTAGGGCTACCCATCATATTAGGGTTGTACATTTGTTGGTTGTACATTGGCATTTGCTGCGCTTGTTGCAGTTGCTGCGCCATTTGTTGCATTTGTTGCTGTCGTGGCATCTGCTGCCGCTGTCCTTCAAACCCTTGCATCTGGGATTGAAAATCTTTAAACGCCTGTCCGCCCTCAAACTCTTGCCGCAGAGCATTTTGCTTATTTATGTAGTCCGTATAAGGACTGCTCTGCTGAAATTTTTGTTGTGCTTGCTGCATTTGTTGCATATATTCCGGCATCTGCTGTGGCATCTGCTGTGGCGGGGGTCCGTACGACTGCATAGGGTTGAACCCCGAAAAAGGAGGTACTGGGAAACTGTTAAAAGAGTTAGGGCCGCTGAAAGGACTTGGTTTTACCTGAAAGGAACTTTGCCCTCCCTGAAAAGGTGAAAGCGCCTGCGATGCCATCTGCGACCCGGCTTGCCCCCCTGCCTGAGAAACTGGACCTCCTCCACCACCTGCCATGATTGCTCTCCTTACCTAAACCTTGCGGTTTTCTGGGCTATACGTTTTGGCTGCGCGACGAACTGCTTGCCACTTTTCTTCCCTGCCCGCTTTGCCTTCGTCGTGGCGGCATACTCGGCTGGGCTTAATGCTTTGATCGCCTTTTCCGGGAGATACCTCTCTCCGGTCTTGGACGACGGCTTGCCACTTTTGGTTCTCCACTTCTGGTCTCCCCAATTCTTAAGCGACTGTTGCGGGGCTTTCATACTAATCCCTGTACCCGCCACCAGCGGCTTTATATTTCTTAGCCACCAACTGCGCTTTACGGGCTGACCATTGGCCTGCACCCGTGCCATGAGTTGCTGCGGCTTTCACTTGACTCACGATCCGTTTACGCAGACCGGGCTTAGTATAGTTACCAGCAGCATTGACCTTCCCACCTTCTTTGTACTGCGT